ATTCCAATGAGTCTAATAATACCTATGAAAAAGTATGATTTTTACCCCGAAAATGGGGCTTTTTGACGTTTATACTCATTACAAAGTAATCAGTATAAGAAAAAATGACATAAAGGAGGCAAACTATGTTTGAAAAAGTAAATCCATGCCATCCTGATAAGTTAGCAGACCGTATAGCAGGCGCTATTGTGGATCTTGCTTATCAAGATGTCGAAAACCCGAAAATTGCTGTTGAAGTTTTGCTCGGCCATGGAAAATGTCACATTATCGTAGAATCAAGTGAATTGTTAGACCTCGATTCAGTCAGGTCAATTGTTAAGAGAATAGCAAATATCGATAATGTCGATTTTGATTGGCATAACCAAGATGATAACTTACGCAAAAACCAACAAGACAAAATCAGGTGTGGTGATAATGGCATCTTTAAAGGAATGCCTACTTCACCAGAGCAAAGATTCCTCGCTAAAGTTAGTCAGGATATCTTTAGATACCATCCTTATGATGGCAAATACATTGTTGACGGTTCTCGTTTAATAATTTGCCAAAGTAAAGCTAAAAAAGAGGACATTCAATGCGCATTTAAAAACGCAGAGATTAATCCAATTGGTGATTGGACTGGTGGACCAGATGTTGATAGCGGAGCCACAAATAGAAAGCTCGGTTCTGATATGGGGGATGCTGTCACTGGTGGTGGACTCCATGGTAAAGATCTATCCAAGGCTGATGTTAGTGTAAATATTTATGCTTTCCTCAAAGCGCAGATTACACAAAAGCCAGTTTATCTTTGTTGTGCTATTGGCCAAGAAACCATTGATGGAAAGCCATATGAAGAAATAGTCAACATCGCTAGAACCTATATTAAGTCTCTCGGAGGCTTTGAAAAGTTTGCTGAATGGGGACTTATTCGATGAACCGTAGGAAGCGGATGTACAACCAGAAGAGTTATAAGCCTTTAAAACTTGAGCGATTCTATAAGTCCGATAGGTGGCATGAAGCACGTAGGCAAGTAATCCTTAGGGATAAAGGCATGTGTCAGATGTGTGGAAACGTAGGCACACAGGTCCATCATAAAATCCATTTAAACATAAGGAACGTTGATGATCCTGAGGTTGCTACCAATCCTGATAACCTGATACTGTTATGCGATCACTGTCATAACGAAGTGCATCATAGGGTTGGAAAGAACACCTGCTATAAGTTTGATGAGGAAGGTAATTTAGTTCCAAAGAAATAAAAATTTATGATCCCCCGGGCCGAGAATTAAAAATAAATTTTTACAGTACCGATGCGCCCACCTCAGAAATACGCGGGACCCATTTTTTCAAAAACCAGATTTTTCTGGAGCCAAAAAAATCGATAGGAGGTAGGCTGATGAATCAAGCTGCTGTCGACGCCGAATATCAGCGACTCCTGTTGTTAGTAAAAGACGTCGACGATACTAAAAAACAATTATTAGATGAGCTGCTACATAAAGCGGCTTTTTTTGAAGGTCAAGATGGACATACTTGAGGAGAAGATGAAGAGGGGTGGTGTTACCCAAAAATCATCTAAAGGTAATGTTAGAATCTCTCAAAGGTTTAAAACCTATTTAGCTTCTCTTCAAGCCTACCAGCAAGTCATCAAAACCATAAACACAATAGCTGGTAAAAACAAAATTGATGATGATGACGAATTTGATGAATTCATGAGGTCAATAAAAGGAGAACAGTAAAATGGCATTTGAAATTAATATCCATGTTAATAAAAACGGTAGACTTGAATCAGAACTTTTTCCTTTAGAGATCTCTGTATTTCGCGAATCTAAAAGAGTAAAACTCTTGTTTGAAGTAGACGCAGAAATTGATAGCACATATCATTACTTAAAATTCACTCACGCTAATGCGACTTACTTATATAGAGTGCATAACAACGAATTTGAAATTCCAAAAGCTATTACTGCCTATGAGGGAGCGTGGGAAATGAGCTTTGTGGCTTGTGATGAGGTTGCTAATAGCGACTCTACAATCACAGCAAATTATATCTATGCTTCTGAGCCTGTAGTGGCCACAGTCCTAAAAGGGAACTTGGGAATCATTCATACATCTGAAGAATTCAAAATGCTCTCTCAATTAGTAGAAGGAACCTTTGATCACTTTGAAATTCCTGAAGGTGTTAGTTTTATAACGACTAATTTCCTAGCTGATGCTACAAATGAATTTACTGTGAATGTTCCTTACACGGTTACAACCATTAAAGCTCATGCTTTTTATCAAAGCGGATGTACACACATTGAGTTTGAACCTGGTAGCCAGTTAGCAACCTTAGAAAACTATGCTCTATATCGTATTCAAAACTTAGATGACATTAATTTCCCATCTTCATTATCGAGTTGGGGACAATACAACTTAAGCGGATGTGGTAGTGAATATGTCACCTTTGGTGCTAATTCAAATTTAAGAGCATTAACATCTTATGCGTTCTGGAATATACCAAATCTTAAAAAACTTTATTTGCCAGATAGACTTCAAAGTTTCACTGGTGGTACAGCAGTTGTTAAGGGATGTCCTCAGTTAAATGAAATCTGGTTCCCTAACACAATCAACGTTGCTATCCCAATGGAAGCAATCCAAGATTGTCCGCTTTTAACCAAGATTACGTTGCAAAGCAATTTTAACGTAAATGCTAACTTTGGTAACTGTACATCTTTAATAAGAGAATCGGTTATTCAAATGTTTAGAAACCTTAAGGATTTATCTGGTGCAGCATCAAAAGTCATCTCCATTCATCAGATTGTCTATGACAGGTTAGAAGAAGAGGATATTGATATTGCCACAAATAAGAACTGGACTATCGGCATTGTTGGTGCAAACGATCCTTTAGCAGGAAAGTTCTTCCATTATGAAAATAGCCAAATCTCTATTGATCTTGAATTCAGTGTCGGCTTTGGCTGCATCATGATTGATGCTAATGCAGTCAATTTCACATATGAATATCTCTCTGATTCAACATTTAAGATTGATATCTCTGGTGGAGATTATATCCCAAGTGCTTGGGGTAACTTTATGCCTGTTCCTGTTGGTGAAGTCATTAATGATACTGGAGTTATTACATTTAGTAGTGGCGAAGTATCATCCGTTAAACTCAAAACTTATTCCGCAAATAACGTTGGAACCAATAGAACATTTAGCCTAGTGAGAGGAGATGACTAATATGGAAATCGTAGTTGAAAAAGGTAGACGTGTCCTTATTGCTAAAAAAGGATGCGTTATCCAAAGCGTGACCGATGGATCTGTTCTTGGTAAGAAACTCGTTTTAGGCAAAAAGGATTCGGAAATTCATTATCATGAGATTTCGATACCGGAAGAGAAAACGGAAGATAGCCTAGAATGAGTTTCTTTCTATCTTATTTAGACGAAATCAACTCAGGCCGCATAATTGCTGGTGAAGAGTTAAAAAGTGTCTTAAATGGCTTAAAACGTGATTTGGATGATCCTCGTTATTATTACGATGAGCGTCCTGGTCAAATTAGAATCGAGTTCATTGAGCGATTCTGTAAACATACAAAATCTCCATTCAATGGGCAGCCATTCATCTTGGAATTATGGGAGAAGGCTTTGTTAGAAGTGGCCTATGGATTCAAGATGAGCGAAACACATCTAAGAAGATTCAATGAAGTTTTACTTCTTATTGCTAGAAAAAACGGTAAGACAACACTTATCGCTGGCATTGATTTAAGCGAATTCTTCCTTAGCGATGGTGGGACAGATATCGTTTGCGCAAGTAACACAAACGATCAAGCATCTATTTTGTTTGAAGAGATTAATAACATGAGAGAGCAATCCAAAGCCCTTTCTAATGAAAAGCGTTCTAAAAAGAACATTTTCTATATCTACTCTCCGAAAAACAAAAACAAAATCAAAAAGCTGTCTGCTCAAAGTAGAAACAAAGATGGCTATAACATCGAAGTCGGTTGTATCGATGAGGTCCATGAGATGACCGATTCAAAAGTCTATGACGCCATCAAGCAATCTCAATCCACTAAAAAAGAACCTTTAATATTTATCATTACTACCGAAGGAACAACAATGGATGGTTTCCTTGATAACAAACTTGCCTATGTAAGAAAAATGCTCAAAGGC